GGCCAAAGCGACCACTTTATAAAATTTATTGAGGCATGGAGCGAGCCCTATTCCTATTTTGTCTCTGAGATGCAAAAGCTCGGTTACGTGTGGGGTACGCACTACATCCCGCATGACGGCAATCACGTTCGGCAAGGCCAAGACAGCTCTATTTCACCGATGCAGATGCTCGAGAACCTCGGTTTAAAAAACATCGAGATTGTCCCCGTGGTAGCTGATATTTCACACGGCATACAGGCAACGCGAGACGCGTTTAGTTCGTGCTGGTTTGATGAGGCTGGATGCAAAGAGGGCATTGTGCATCTTGAGTCATATCGTAAGCGCTGGAACCGCACCACGGGTCGATTTACAGACACCCCAATGCACAACATTCACTCCGAGGCCGCTGATGCGTTTAGACAGTTTGGTCAGAGCAGAGAAGAGGATTTCGGAGGATTTAAAAACAATGGCGAATTTGGCAACTATAAAGGGCAAGGTTCATGGATGGGATGAAGGAAAGTAAATCAGACGGGTTAAATCAGTCTGACGAGCTCGTTAAAATCCATGCCGAGGCATTGCTGCGTTTTGATAATGCGCAAAGTTTTGACTATGAAAATAGAGTGTTAGCGGAAGAGGATTTTGCGTTTGTGTCTGGCGATGGTCAGTGGCCCGACGAGATCAAAGAGGCGCGACAAAAAAAGCAACGCCCTTGTTTGACGTTCAACCGGCTGCCGCAGTTTATCGCCCAAGTTATCGGTGACGCTCGACAGAACAAGCCGGCTATCAAAGTCAGTCCTGTTGACTCTGAATCTGATCCCGACAAAGCTGAAATCATTGAGGGATTAATCAGGAATATTGAAAGCGATTCATCGGCGCCAGTTGCTTATCTTACAGCGCTAGAGCATTGCTGTGCAGGCGGTTGGGGTAGCTGGAGAATAACGACTGACTACTGTGACGAGATGTCATTCGATCAAGATATCAAGATCGAGCGAATTGTTAATCCGTTCGCCGTGAGCTGGGATCCTGCTGCAACAGATGTAAGCAGAGCGGATGCAAAGTGGTGTTTTGTTTCCGAATGGATCACTACAGAAGAGTTTGATCGTCGCTATCCAAATGAGAATGGTGAGGCTACGGACTGGACGCTTAATACTGTAAGACGTGATTTTGACTCGTGGTTAGATCAGACGCAGCGGGTTAGACTCGCAGAGTATTTTTGTATAAAAGAAACGCCAGTCACTATTTCATTAATGCCTGATGGCACGACGGTTGAAGGCGAGGTTGAGGGTGCGATTAAAACGCGGCAGTCATCTAAGTCGGTGATTGAGCGATACGTCATGTCAGGAGATCGGGTGCTTGAAGGGCCTGAGATCTGGGCCGGGAAGTATATCCCCGTTGTCACGATTTATGGGCCTGAAGAATTCGTTGATGGCCGCATTCGATTTAGGTCGATGATTCGTCATGCTAAAGACGCGATGCGGATGTACAACTACTGGCAGTCGTCTATCACAGAAAAGATTGCGTTGGCGCCTCGAGCACCTTACACGATTACCAAAAAGCAAATAGAGGGCTTGGAGGGTTGGTGGGAGAATGCAAACAATCTCGACACGATGTATATCCCGTTCAACAACGACCCGAGCATGCCTGGACCGCCGCAGCGAACTGCACCGCCGGCTATTAACGCGCCGGAAATTCATCAGGCCAATCAGTCAATTGATGACATTAAAGCGACAATCGGCATTCATGACGCCTCACTCGGTGCGCAAGGTAATGAAACATCCGGCAAGGCAATCCTGGCCCGTCAGCGAGAGGGCGACACAGCCACGTTTGCATGGATTGACAACCTTTCGAGAGGCATAGAGCATACCGGCCGCATCCTAATAGACCTGATTCCTAAATATTATGACGCTGACCGTGTTGTGAGAATTCTAGGTGAGGATGACAGTCAGAAGATGGTGCGACTCAACGAAGTTGTGCAGAACGAAGAGACTGGCGCATGGGAAGTGTTAAACGACACGTCTGTGGGTAAATATGACGTTCGTGTGAGCGTTGGCCCATCTTACTCGACCAAGCGTCAAGAAGCCGCGGATTCGATGATGTCGTTTATGCAGGCTTATCCGAATGCCGCGCCGATGATTGGCGACTTGATTGCTAAGAATATGGACTGGCCTGGCGCTGAAGAGATTGCCAAGCGGCTCAAGGCAACAATCCCACCTGAGATGCTGGACGAGGATCTAACGCCTGAGGAGCAGGAACAGCAACAGCAGGCAATGCAGCAACAGCAGCAACAACAACAAATGGAGCAGGCCATGGCTCAAGAAATGTTTATGCTTGAGAAGGCTAAAAAAGAGGCTGACATTAGAGCTGTTGAGGCTAAGACTGAAAAAGATCTAGCCGAGGCTGAAGCTCAAGAAATCGAAAACGACGCTATAGAGACTGGCGTAGCAGAGCTGTTACAAGCCGATGGGTAAGTTATCTAAATTAGCTTCAGCGCTGGATATGAGCAAAAAGGCTCGAATGCAGCGCGCCCAAGAAATGGGGTTTTACGATAATACGGTTTATCACGGCACTGCAGCAAAACCCACAACTGTTATGAGTGATGGCAATATCTTTGATGAATTTAAGCTGTGGGAGGGTGAAGACCCGACACGATCTACCGTCAGGAGTCCGGTTTCCAAGCTCGGAGTTTCGCTAGCTGAGCAGCCGAAGATTGCTGATTCGTTTGCCAGTCTAGCGAGTCAAAACGGCAGTGAAGGGTCTGCCGTGCTGCCTCTCCGATTCCGCGCAGATCAGGTGGGCCACATCGATCTCGACGGACGTGAATTAAATGAGGAGATTTTTGGTACTGTGGCTGATTCATGGAAGTCCGGTTTCGATGCAATTCAATTCCGTAATTATAACATAGATGGCAAGAACGGGTCATTCGTGCTAGTGAAAGATCCGTCACAAATCCGCTCAGTTAATGCCGCCTTTGACCCTGCTAAAAAAGATTCATCCAATCTTATGGCAGGCGTAACCGGCGCAGCTGTTGGTGCTGGCGCGTTGATGCAGGGAGAGGATGCTGAGGCTAGTTTTCTCGGTAAGGGCGCCAAGATGGCAAACAAAGCCGCTTTGGAGATTGCGCGAAAAATGAAAGACACCGGCGCAACTCAAGACGAGATATTCGAAAAAACAGGCTGGTTTCAGGGTGCTGATGATGCTTGGCGCTTTGAAGTTGATGATAGTCAGATATCTGTAAATGCTCTTCAAGGTGGCCGTCTAGGCGACCAGCTTAATCACCCCGAGCTAATGGATAACTATCCAGACATGCGGGACATGCCGGCGACGATTGAGTCGCGACATTATGGGCACGGCCGAGCGTCATATGACCCTGCTAGCGACTCGATAAGTGCTGCGGGTGACAGTGAATACATTCCGTCAGGATTGATGCACGAAACCCAGCACGCCATTCAGGCTCGCGAAGGGTTTGCTCGTGGCGGCTCTCATAATGAGTTTGGCCCTGCAATTGAAGATGGCCCTTCCCCCTATCAGCAGTACCGAAATCTAGCCGGCGAAGTTGAAGCCCGAAATGTCCAGGGACGCTTACATATGAGTCCCGAAGAGCGAAAGTTACTCCCGCCGTGGACCACAGAGGACGTCCCTAGATCTGAACAGATCGTTAAGTTTGGTTTAGCTCCGGCATTGGTTGGCGGCAGCGTGCTGTTTAGCCCTGAGCAGGCTATGGCGTCAGCAAATGAATTTCGGCAGCGCAGAGAAGGTAAAAAAGACAAGTGGCGCCAGTTGCGGGGTCGCGACAGAAAGACCCAGGCAACAGGCAAAGCAGCCCCTGTTGAGCATGAGTTTCTGGCTGATTTAGCCAATAAATTTAGCGCATATAACGACTGGACGGAAAGCAAACCAGGTCTTGATTTTATTCTGCCCCGCGCACCGGCAGAGCTAGTTGATAAGTGGTCATATGGACAGCCTACGACGTGGGGCGATGACATAAGCGCCGCTCTCGATTTGATGTAACACAAACAGTTTTTAACCGCATTTAAAGGTCTCTTCGGAGGCCTTTTTTTATGCCCGTTCGTTGCGCGGCTCGCAACGCTTTTACCACGGAGATTATCCGCAATGAGCAATGAAAACCCTGAAGTAGCTGATGAACGAGAAGATTTAACCAGCGTTGACATTATCCACGGCGAGTATCAGGACGCCGCACCAGCCGAAGACGAGAACCCTAAGGAAGAACCGGCACCTTCCGAGACCCACGGTGAAAAATCAGACGAGTCTGAAACTGATCCCGAAGAACCTGACGCGAAAAAAGATGAAGACGCAGAGGGTGATGAAGGCGGCAAAGATGAGACTGGTGACGACTCTACCGCAAAGCCCAAAGGGGCCCAGAAACGAATCGGAAAACTAACTTACGAAATGCGCGAGGCACAGCGGGAACGTGACTATTGGCGCGACCAAGCACTAGAAAAGCAAAAGCAAGATAGCGCCGGCGATCCACAGCCGGAGTCAAATCTTCCCTCCCCTCCAACGTTGGAGAGCGTGGAATTTGATGACGCTAAGTATGCACAAGAGATGGCGAAGTGGGCTGTTTCCTACGCCGATGCTCGCGAGGCTCAAAAGGCTGAAGCGCAACAGACAGCTCAAAAAGCGCAGTCAGAGCAAGCGCGTCTCGAGTCATACGCCGAACGAGCCGATGCTTTCAGTGAAACAAAAGACGACTACTACGACGTAGCGCACGACCCTGATCTTCAGGTGAGTGAGGCCATGAGAGAGGTTATTTTAGAGTCTGATAATGGGCCACAGCTTCTTTATCACTTGGGTGAAAACCCCAAAGAGGCCGGTCGTATTTCTCGTCTTTCGCCAGTCAGTGCCGCATTAGAACTCGGCAAGTTAGAGGCGCGTTTAACAGCGCCATCGCAAAGTAAAACTTCTTCTGCACCAGCTCCCGTGAAGCCCGTCGTGAAAGGCGCTCCGGCTCCTGCCTCAACGGATGAACACAAGTTTCTCGGAGGTGCAACATTTGACTAATTTAAGGAGTCATTCTCATGGCTAACAATTTCGATAAGAACTTTACCACCAAGCTCGCCAAAGGCGTTTTAGATGCGTTTGAGTGCGCTCGTGTGGTATCAAAAAACGTAAACACGCAGGCACTGGACGGCAAGTTCAATCCCGATTCGGGAGAGAAGGTGCTATTCAAACGCCCGACTGACTACGCCACCAAGCGAACCGCAAAAGGTGATATTACCGGCCTGGGTCGCTCTGATATCGTTCGCGGTAACGCGGTTGGTACTGTGCAAGATTACATCACCGTTGATATCGATTACGACGAAGCTGACGAAGCGCTGAAAATGGGCAATGATTTGCCTGAGTTCTACGCAGCTATTGGCCGTCGTATCGTGACCGATCTTGAAACGGACTTTGCCGCTTTTGCAATGAAAAATTGCGGACTATTGGCGGGCACTCCAGGCACTGCAGTAACGACATGGGACCATGTGGCCGAGGCAGGCGCAGTTCTGGATTCGACTGGCGTCCCGAAGGATGGCCGTAACTGTTACTTCGTTAACTCGTACACCCAGCGCAAGTTGGCTAGCAATCAGCGCAGCTTAGGTGCTGGTGGTGCGGCCGGTGCTGAGATCAAGTCATCAAACGACAACGCAACGATTGCTAGCGACTTTGCCGGCATGAAGGTAATGACTGCGGACACCCTGGCAAATTACACCACGGATGCTGCGGCTGATCGCGCTGGTACGTTGTCTGCCAACCCTGTCGTTACTTACCTTGGCGCAAAAGACACCATGACCCAGCAGTTAGCGGTCACAGGCTTAGGTGCTAATGCGGTGATTGCTGCAGGTGAGCGCATTCAGATCACTGGGCGTAATCGCCTTAATCTAGCCACGCGCAAGCAGATCCTAGATGAGACCGGTGCCCCTGTGTTGTTTGTGGGTACAGTTACAGCAGAGGTTACGCTTGACGGTTCGGGTGCAGGTACGCTGGTTGTTACTGGTCCCGCAATCTTTGAAGTAGGCGGCGCTTATAACACAGTAGCTTCAGCGCCGATTTCCGGTGACGTGGTAACGCTCCTAGGTGCGGCTGATACGATTGTCCAGCCTAACCTATTCTTCCATAAGAACGCTTTCTCAATTGGCTCTGTGCCTATCAAGAAGCTGCACTCGACTGATACCTTGGGTATGAGTAAAGACGGGCTGCAGTTGCGTTGCTCCAAGTACGCAGACGGTGATGCGAACAAGAACATTGTTCGTTTCGACTTACGTCCTGCCTACGCAGTGCTCAATCCGTTCTTTGCTGGCCACGGCCACGGGTAAGATCGGCAAACCAAGAGGGGGCTTCGGCCCCCTTTTTCTGTGGAGAATTTGTTATGGCAACAGTTAAGTCGGTGATTAAACGGGCGCTTAGATTACTAGCAGTTACGGAATCCGGTGAAACCCCGTCACACGAGGAATTTTCCGACGCTCTCGATGCGCTGAACAGTATGCTGCATAGCTGGTCTTTGAAAGGCATTCCACTGAATCACGTTGATGCGGCTATCGGCGACACGCTGGCATATCCAGATAATCACACTGATCCAATTACGTACAATTTGGCGATTTATATTGCCCCAGAATATGGCGCCTCGGCGTCAATGGAAGTTATTGCCGTCGCTGAAAGCGGCTTTGATGCACTACAGAATTATTATTGCGACCCAAGCCCTGCGGTGACTGATCCCGCGCTTGATCCTTACTTTAATCCTAACAATGGTTACATTTACGGATACCTAAATTAATGCGTATTGATATTCCTACGGGGCGTGGCAAAGGGCGCTCTGTTCCGCTGACCGCTGAGCGTCTTGTTAATATGTATGCTGAGGTCGCGCCGGAGAAGTCAAAATCACCCGCTGTTCTGCATGGCACGCCTGGGTTTGCGAAGTTTGCTGAAATTACTGGACGTGTATTAATTCGCGGCCTGTATCGCACAGCTGATGATGGTGTGCTTTACATTGTGGCCAGCACAAAGCTATACAGCATAAATGATCTGGGTGCAGCAACCGAGCTGGGCATTATCGCCGGAAGCGGT